AAGGGAATCCTAGAAGGCCATTGACTTATATGTCTCCTAGTGCATTTTCAAGAGAGGCTAGGGCTGATATTGTTGGATTACCTGTATTTTATACAATCCTAGCATCAGAGTTTAAATTTGCACCGATAGCAGATGCAGCCTACACATTAGAGATTCTGTACTATGCAAAGCCTACATTCTTATCAAATGCGAATGTCTCAAATGTATTCCTAGCAAACTATCCTGATGCACTTCTTTATGGATCTTTGATTGAGGCAGAACCATATTTAATTAACGATGCTAGGTCACAGTTATGGGCAACCTTGTATGATCGAGCAATTAAGAATATCTCTGATGCAGACCAAGGTGGCGAGTATTCGGGTATACCCTTACAAATGAAGATTACTTAAAAGGATTTAATATGTCAGAAATTTCAAATTATCTTGAAAATGCGCTAATTAATGGCACATTACGAGCAACTACATTTACTGCACCTGCTGCTGTCTATGTTAGTTTACATACTGCTGACCCAACAGATGCCGGTACAGGAACAGAAGTAAGTGGCGGTTCTTATGCTAGACAAGCTGCTACATTTGGCGCGCCTAGCAATGGTGCATCGACAACTACTGCTGATATTACATATCCTCAAGCAACTGCAAGTTATGGCACAGTAACGCATATTGGCATTTTTGATGCATTAACAACAGGTAATCTTCTTTATCATAGTCCTTTAAATACCTCAAAGACGATAGATACTGGCGATATTTTTAAGATAACTTCAGGTAGTTTGACAGTAACACTTGCATAATGCCAGCAGATTATTGTGGCCCATTTACAATTGATAGCATTGATTTATTTGGAACATTAGAACAGATAAATATTAGTTTTGATGACCCGATATGGAACTCACCAAATACTTGTGTTCTTTATGGTGATGGTGCAATAGATGGTAATGCGAGTGTAGTTGCAAATGGTTTTGCCATTCGTAATGGTGAGGCAGTAGTTAATGGAACAGGTACAGTAGTATCAGATGCAATCCGAATAAGAACATCTGAAGGCTCAATAACAGGCACAGGGACAGTTGTTGCAGATGCCATTAGGACACGCACTAGCTCTGGTGATATAAATGGTACAGCAACAGTTGTATGCGTAGGTGGAGTTCAATATAACGCAGTCGCAATAGTAAATGGTCAGGCTTTAGTAAGTGCTAATGGCAATGCAGTTTTCTCAGGTATTGGTGTAATAAATGGTAATGCTGTAATTATCGTTAATGGTAGGATAATGGGCGATGAGTGGAGCGATCAGTCGGTAGGTGCAGAAACATGGTCAGCAATAAGTATTGAAAGTACCACATGGACAAGCCAGACTACAGGTTCAGAAACTTGGAGTCCGATTGCAATTGAAAGTACAAGTTGGACAAATCAGACAACTGGGAATGAAATATGGCGATAAGTAGAATCTCGTTTGGTGAATGGACTCCTGATCAGCCAGGCACAACAAATGGCTTACAGAGAGCAGAGAATGTATTTCCACAAGCTGTAGGATATGGCCCAATTTTAACTGCTGTTAATTATTCAGGTTCTGCCTCAGAAAACCTAACTAATGTGGTTGCCGGTAAGACAGTTAATGGTGCTACATTAGTTTTTGCTGGTGGTGCAACTAAACTATTTAAGCTCGATGCAACAGACCTAAGTTTAGATAATGTATCTAAGGCAAGTAGGACAATTACAACAGTAGCAAGAACTACAAACATTACAACGATTACGACATCAGTAGCTCATGGGTATTCTATCGGTGATAGTGTAACTGTAACTGCGGTCACGAATACGAGCGTTAATGGAACTTTTACAGTCGCATCTGTACCTACTACAACAACCTTTACTTATGCTAATACAGGCACGAATATAGGCTCTGGTGCAGATACAGGTACAGTATCTTTCACTTATACAACACCAACTAATCAAAGATGGAGATTTACTCAATTTGGTAATGTAATTATCGGTGCGAATGGTGGTAATCGTTTACAAGGGCTTAATCTTAACTCAGCATCAACATTTCAAGACTTGGCAGCAGATGCTCCTAAAGCTCGTTATTTAACAGTTGTAAGAGACTTTGTTGTCTCAGGTTATCCAAGCATTGATTATCCTAATCGAGTTCAATGGTCAGCCCTAGGTGATGAGAGTTCATGGACTACATCAGCGACAACACAAGCAGATTTCCAAGATATTCCTGATGGTGGTTCGGTGGTCGGTTTATCTGGTGGAGAGTTTGGTCTAGTATTTTTAGATAGGTCAATCCATCGAATGACTTATGTAGGCAGTCCCATAATATTTCAATTTGATAATATCAGTAGGAATTTAGGATGTTATGAGGCTAATTCAATTATTCAGTATGGTGGAACGACATTTTTCCTATCAGACGATGGATTTTATGCTTGTGATGGTCAAAAAACAATCCCAATTGGTAATGAGAAGGTAAATCGGTATTTTTACAACGATATTGACGAGGGCTTATTACCTTTAATGTCGGCTGCTGTAGACCCATTTAGGAAGCTAATAGTTTGGGCTTATGCCTCAAATTCATCGGCAACTGTTAATAAATTGCTTATTTATAACTATGAAACTGGTCGATGGTCAAGCGGAGTTACTATAGTAGATCGTATTGCGACATCATCATCCCCTGCCTTTACTTTAGAGGGCTTAGATGTCTTTGGGAACTTAGAACAGATTAACTCTAGTTTTGATAGTCGGTTATGGCTTGGTGGAAAGATGCAGTTTGCTGGTGTAAATGAGGCTAAAATTATTACTTTTTCAGGTGCGCCAATGACTGCAACCATTGAGACAGGTGATATAGAAGTGCCAGGAGCAACCTCAGCAGTAACGATGGCAAAGCCGATTGTAGACAATGGCTCAGGAAATGTAGCATTACTATCAAGAAGGCTTTTAAATGAAACAACTGTATTTGGATCACAAACTGTTGCAAACTCAGAGAATCGTGTAAGTATTCGTGGCGTAGGTCGCTATCATCGGTTACAATTAACACCAACAGGTAGCTGGACTACAGTCGTAGGGGTGGACATAGACTTAAATGGACTAGGGACTCGATAATGTTTAGAAGATTACCTCCTTTTGGCGGAGATCAGCGAGCAGTCGCAGAGATCGTCAATGGTATTATGGATGGTAAAACCAACAATACTGGTAGAGTAACTCTTACCCAAAGTTCTACAACTACTACCTTAACAGATGCAAGAATAGGGATAGATTCTGTAATACTCTTTACCCCATTGTCAGACCATGCAGCATCAGAGATGGCTCATTTATTTATATCAGCGCAAACAACTGGTTCAGCAACAATTACACATAGAAATACAGGTCATGCAGACCTAAACTTTCAATATATTATAGTAGGATAAAGGAAAAATTATGGCTGAAATTGTCACAACAACAGGTAAATCAGAAATAGACCCAGCGTTATTACCTTACCTTACAGAAGGTCTTGAGAGGTCTAAAAGTCTATTCTTAACTGGTCAGCAACCTACATACTTCCCTGGTCAGACTTATGTTAGTCCTAGTGCTGCAACGACTGAGTCAATTGCCCAACAGGAGGCTTTAGCTCGTCAGCAAAGCCCTTTATTACAGCAATCTCAACAGGCATTTTTATCTTCATTAGGACAACAAGGACAAACAGCATCAGGTGCATTTTTAAACGCTAATCCTTATCAACAACAGATGATGCAAGCAGCTACAAGGCCATTAGAGCAAAAGTTTAGCGAGCAAGTATTGCCAGGCATAGCAAGTCTATATTCAAAGTCTGGGCGATTAGGTTCAGGCTCAATGGAGAAGGCATTAGGAACTGCTACAGAGGGTTATGGTCGAGCATTGGGTGATATTACAGCTAATATTGCAGGTACACAGTATCAAGCTGAAAGAGGCTTACAAGAGAGAGCGCAACTAGCTCAAGCAGCATTAGCACAACAAGCACCATCAATTTATGGGCAACAGTTCTTACCATCACAGACTTTAGGACAAGTAGGCGCACAGCAAGAGGCAATTGCAGCGCAACCTTTACAAGAGCAAATGTCAAGATTCCAGTTTGGTCAGCAACTACCTTACCAACAGTTACAAGGGTATTTATCAAGTGTTTATGGTACTCCTTTAGGTGGCTATGGTTCACAAACACAACAGACACCTGTTTATCAGAATAGAGTTGCCGGTGGGTTAGGTGGGGCAATAGCCGGTGGACTAGGTGGTTATGCACTAGGGCAAGCGTTTCCTAATCTAATATCGTCAGGTGCAGGAGCTGCTGCTGGTGCAGGTCTTGGTGGTTTATTAGGTGGTGGATTCTTTTGATTACTAAAATGCGTACTAATAACTGGATAACACAATTATGACATTAGACGAATACCTACAACAACAAGGTTATGTATATAGACCTGAAAACAGGGTAGAAACCGATGGAGGAATGTCAGGTAATTTTGGAGGTTATGGTAAGTATCGTGCGGTTGGGGGTGGTGAAGTACCAGAAGAACAAATTTTTGATGAGATAGAAAGGTCTGAAACTGCAAAGTATTATGAAGATCCATCAAGATTTACGAAAACGAGAGACACAAAATTTGGTCAAGGTTTAAACACCTTTAACGAAGGTAATGAAGATCAAAAAAGAATAGTAGACCAAATTAACTCTGGGCAATTATATATATCTCCTAGATTAATAGCTGGTAAAGTTAGGGGAGAACCTGAAGGTGGTGGTGAAGGTTATCGTGAAGAAACAGTATACGATTTAAGAGATTCAAGGACAGGTCAAACAATACAGCAAGTCACACCTGTAGATGAAGCAAAAGGTATTTTTAGTATATTTGCAGATGATAAAAACTCAAGTGGATTTTTTAATAATTATGTATCTACAGATCCAAGTGGTTTTGTTAATCCAATAGTGAGTGAGCAACAATCACAGTATCAGAGTAGACCAAATAGTAGTTTAAATTTTATTAAAGATAGTATTAAAGGTTTACTAACAATGGCAGCGATTGCTGCTACGGCTGGTGGTGCTGGTGCAGCGTTAGGAAGTGCAACAGGAGCAGGTACAACAGCAGGAAATCTAGCATTAAACGCAGGAGTAAATTTATTAAAACAAGGTGTTACTGGTGAATTTGACCCTTTAGCATTAGCAACAAGTACAGCATTAAGTTATGGTTTAGGTGGTGCAGATGGTACAGATGTATTAACTGCTGACGATCTGTATACAGGCCAAGCGATGTCTGATTTGGCTGCCAATGCACCAACAGTAAACAATCTTATTAATTCATTTACTGATGTTGGATTATCTCCTACTGAAATAGATCAATTAACAAACTTAGCACCTGAAACAGGTACAGAAATAGGTGCATATACAAACCTAATAGATACTCCAGTAATAGGCCAACCTTATGATGTAACACCATTAACAGACCAATATATAGGACAACCATTTGGTTCGATTGAAGAACCATTAGTAGATAATTACATGGATGGTTTTACTTCTGTATCAGAGACAGGATTGGCAACACTTCCTAACGAGGGTATGCAAACTGATTTACCAGGCACTACTTTACTAGAAGATATTGGTTTATATACAGATGGTTTTGATGCAGCACCTAGATACGATTTTAGTCCAGAAACACCAGTTTTAGATGTATCACCAGAACTTGATCCAACAGGTAGTTTAGCTACAAGTAGTTTTGGTATAAGTCCAATGCAAGCTCTAAGAGGTTTAAGTGCAGCTAAGAGTTTATTAGGCGCAGGTCAAGAACAAGCAGCAGCTCCTGCAACACAATTTAGAGGAACTCGTAAGCCATCAGGTCAAGTAGACTATTCTGGGATACTAGGTTTATTACAAATGCAATCACCTCAACGACGATCTTTATTAGGATAAAACATGGCACAAGATTTTTTATCTCAGTTATTTGGTGGACAACCAGATTATTCACAATTTATGAGTCCACAACAGTCTGAGCAAGCGCAGAGTAATGCTTTGACAAGTGCAGGACTCAATGCAGCGATAGCTCTCCTTGGTGCATCAGGTCAAACAAATAGACCAGTTAGCACAGGTCAGGTTTTAGGTAGTGCATTAAGCGCAGGTCTAGGTGGCTATCAATCTTCTTTTGATAACCAATTAAGACAGATGTTAGCTCAAGGGCAACTTGGAGATATACAAGATAGAAGGATTTTAAGAGAGCAAGCAATTAAAGAAAGTAGATTAAAAGAAGTTCAAGCCCAACAATTAGCACAGGCTTTAGCTATACAAGATCCACAACAGAAAATTGATGCTTTAAGGTCACTTGGTCGTTTTGATTTAGTAAAAGATTTAGCGCAAGGTCAAACAGCAATACGGCAATCAGGACTTTTAAGACCAGTAGGTGAGGCAGAAGCACCAAGTCCATTTGCACCATATCTTACATCGCAAAGTCCAGAAGTAAGAATACAAGCACAACAGTTTGATCAAGGATTTAAAACAGGTAGGATTACTGAGGACATGGTAGATAGGCTTACACCTGCATTGGCTACTATGCAAGCTGGATTTAATCAGCAGCAAGAAAGTCGTGCAGATAGATTAAGCAGAGAAGCAATTGCTCGTGGAGAAAGAGCTGATAAATTAGCAGAAGGTAGAAAGCCAACAGAATCAGAACAGAAGGCTTACGGATTTGCACAGAGGATGGAACTTTCAGATCAACTTATTACAAATTTAGAAAATAAAGTTCTTAAAGAAGGTAAAGATGCAACAGCATTGTATCCAACTGCAACATCACAGGCCGCTGGTAAAGTGCCTTTAATTGGTGATTATTTAAGAACACAGGTTACAAGTCCAATACAACAACAATATCGACAAGCACAAGAAAACTGGGTAAGAGCCAACTTGAGAAAAGAATCAGGTGCGGTTATTGGTTCAGAGGAGATGGCGGATGAGATTCGTAATTATTTCCCACAACCAGGGGAATCAGCTCAAGTAATCCAACAAAAGCAATTAGCTCGTCAGGTAACGCAAGATGCAATGAAAACATCAGCAGGAGCGTTATATAGACAATTTGATTTAAATAAGTTTAAAAAAGATAGAGGGCTAGAATAATGGCTTACGAAAAATTTGAGAAGGTATTGCGTAATGTAGATAAGTTATTGGCTAATCCACAAGTTAAGCCAAATGAAGTTAATCAATATCTAAATGCAGAAGGTTATACATCAACACAATTCAAAAGTGCAGCAGAGAATTACACGAAGGCAAAAGGTACAACTGCAAGTTATGGAAACATTAAGGCTGGTATACAAGGTCTTACAATGGGATTTGGTGATGAGTTTGAGGCAACAGTTAAATCGTTATTAACTAAGACACCTTATGAACAGAATATTGCAGCATTGCGTTTTTCTAAAGAAGAATTTGAAAGACAGAATCCTACACAAGCTCTAGCATCTGAAATAGCCGGTAGTATTCCTACTGCATTGCTAGGTGGATTTGGTGCAGCCAATATTGCATCGAGGATTCCACAAGCAGCTAATCTCATGGCTAAGATTCCTACAACACTTAAAGCATTTGGTGGTGCATCAGGAGCAGGAGGTGTATCAGGAGCAATTTCAGGTGCTGGAGGTGCAACTGAGGAAGAAAGACTAAAGGGTGCTAGAGAAGGTGGAATTACTGGAGCAGTATTAGGGCCAGCAGCTCTAGGTGGAATTAAATTAGGTGGTTCTGTACTAGGAACTGTAGTTGATAAAACAGGGATTAATACAGCAGCTAAAAATATTGTAGATGCAACTAAAGATATACCGATTGTTAAATCAATTACAGGTAAGACAGCAGAGTATTTTAATTTAGGTGAAGATGCAATACAAAGAAGGGCTGATACGAAGATTATTCAAGCATTGCAACGAGATGGCATGAGTTTAAGTGATATTAAGAGTGCGATGGATACGATTCGTACTAATGGTTACAAGCCTGAGACTATCTTAGAGTTTGGTGGTAAGGCTACTAAACAACTTGGCGAGACTGTTGCTGGTTACCCTGGTGCTAGGGCTGTTGCTGAAAGGATGGTTGAGGAGCGTAAGACAGGTGCAGCTAATCGTATTCTGACTGATTTCCAAGATGCTTTCAAGATTAATGCTGATCCAGTTAAATTAGCAGATGATTTAATTAATGCTCGTAATGCTGCTGCTAGTCCTTTATATCAAAAGGCTTATGAAAAAGGTGCATTGATTGGTGGAAAACAGATTGATCAACTCATGCAAGACCCAGCATTTAAAAGGGCGTATGATCGAGCAAGTAGACTAGCTCAAAGAGAAGTAGATGCTGAAGGGAATATTATTGGTAAGGCATTACCAGAGTTAAAAGATACTGGGAATGTGTTTGATTTAGAAACAATCAATTTTATCAAGCGTGGTATTGATGCTGAGATTAATTATAGTAAGTTACCAACATCAGGATTAGAAAAAACAGAAGTAGACTCGATTAAGAAGTTACGCAATGTCTTTATGACTAATGTAGATAATCAAGCACCTGTAGAGTATAAACAGGCTAGACAAGCATTTGCTGGGCCAACACAAGTATTTGAGGCTATTGAAGATGGTAAGAAGTTCTTTGAGACTGATGCTAGACAATTACGCAAGATTTATGATGGATTAGGTGCAAGTGAAAAAGATGGCTTTGCTATCGGTGCTTATGATGCTATTCGTACCAAGATTAATTCGGGTAATGATGGAATCGACTTAGTTAAGAGAACATTTGGCGCACCTGAAAAGAGAGATCAGATTAAGGTATTAATTGGTGAAGATGCCTTTAATACTTTAGAGTCACAGTTAAAACGAGAATCGACTATGAGGTCTACAGATGTAAGACTCTTAGGAAGTAGTCAGACACAACCAAGACAGGTTGCACAGGCAGAGTTTGAGGGTGCTACTGAGCTAGTACCTCAGATGGGACAGAAGGGCATTGTTCGTGGTGGATTAGATTATCTATTACGATCAGCAACAGGCCCAGGACAAAGATCGGCAGAGACAATTGCACCTGAATTATTCTCAACAAGTCCAATAGTACAATCTGATATGGTTAAGCGATTAGGACTATTAGACGATTATTTAAAACAACAAGCAGTTAGGCAATCAGTAGGTGCAGGAGTCGTAGGCACTACCCCATCGCTTTTAGATTAAGGACAATCATGGCATATACAAAATACTCACTTACCCCTGCTAATAACACAGCAGCACCTCCTGATGGCGCACCAGAGGGAATGTTACCATCGGCAGTAAACGATACCATGCGAGATATGATGGCGCAGATTAGGGATGTCGGAGATGGTGTTCGAGATGGCACATATACGATGACTGCACCAAAGATAACTGGTGGAACTATTACAGGTGTAGCAATTACATCAAGTACAGGCTCGTTTACAACGCTTTCTACATCATCTACAACGACATTTTCAGGTCTAACTGCATCAACAGCATTAGCCTTAGATGCAAGTAAGAATGTAGTATCGGTAACAAATACAGGCACAGGTAATAATGTTTTATCAGCAAGTCCTACATTAACAGGAACAATAGCTGGTGCTAGTTTAAGTTTATCTAGTCTAACAAGTGGTCGAGTAACTTATGCTGGTGCTAGTGGATTATTAAAAGATAGTGCTAATATGACTTTTGATGATACTAGTTTAACCTTGGGTGGGCAGATTTTTTTAAGCAATAATAATTACATTGGATTTAAAAATACTAGTGCATCTGTTTCGGCTTCAATCTTTAACGATACCTCAAACTTTTTAAATTTATATAACAGTAGTAATACTGGAACAATTTTTTATGCAAATGCTGGTGAAAGATTGCGACTTACAAATACATCTTTATACACAGCAAGTGGAGTTAATGTAGGTATAGGTACTAGTAGTCCTAGTTGTTTGCTTGAAGTAAATCAAGCAGCAACCTCTTTTCCAGGGTTTAAGATTAGTGGTAGTAGTTCACCTGGTATGCAAATTGTTGAAACCAGTGGAGTTACAGCACATTTTGTTAATGATGGAGGTGGTACTTACTTTGGAACAACAACTAGTTATCCATTAATATTTCGTACAGTAAATACAGAACGGATGCGTATAAACTCGGATGGTCATTTATTAGTGAATACTACAAGCGATTTTAACTCAGCATTTACCATGAGTTTAAAAGTAAATAGTTCTACTGGTGGCTTAATTATTCAACCAGGTGCTAATGACTATACGGCTATTCAATTTAATAATGCTGCAGGTACTGGTGTTGGTTCTATTTCAGTATCTTCTACTTTAACTTCTTATAATGTCACATCTGATCAACGATTAAAAACAAACATTGTAGATGCACCATCAGGAAATATTGATGGCATTAAAGTTCGTTCATTTGATTGGGTATTAAATGGTAGTCATCAAGAATACGGAATGGTTGCTCAAGAATTAATTGAAGTAGCACCATACGCTGTAACTAAACCTAAAAATCCTGATGACATGATGCAAGTAGACTATTCAAAACTTGTACCTATGATGATTAAAGAAATACAAGAACTTAAACAACGAATTGCAACTTTGGAGAATAAATAATGGCAACTTTTACATGGAATGTATCACAAACGGACTATAAAGTATCAAATGGCTTTATAAGCTGTGCTCATAAATAAATGAACAAGAAATTAACAACTGAAAAGTTTATTGCCAATGCCGTTAAGGTTCATGGCAGTAGATTTAACTATGACAAAGTTGTCTATCAAGGCAAACTGTCAAGTATTGTTGTT